TCACCACCTTTAACCCTAGGTATTATGTGATCTACTGTGTCTGCTGGCGCACCGCACACGCACTGCCTGCCATCACGATCTAACACTGCTAGGCGTAGCTTCTTCCACTTGCCACTACCTATCGCTCTATTGCTCAATGCCAGCCCTTCTTATCTAAATGCTCTGCTGCCTTACATGCATTAGGTTCACCATTGACCATACCATAACGATGTGCTATGTATTTATAATGCAGATCTATTTGACCCCTTGGTGTAAGTGTAAGTACCAGCTTGTTACGCATCTGGCCTAGACCATAATGACTACCATTACGGGCTTTATAATCCCATCTAGATTCTCTATGTATTATGTAGTTATAACATTCAAATTGATCGTAAGTCTTAAACTTATTATAAGCATATAGCTTTAGATTCATAATGTGATTATCTGTAGCTACGGAATTAGTCTTTTCAAAGCATAAGATCTCAATGAATACAAGGGTGGCAACTAGCGTGCACCTCGCGAGCTGTCCCTGCTGGGGCTCGCGTTTCGGCTTTGAGAGCCGATGCGATCGTGAGCGTACCATACGTGTCAAATACATTGACAAACTCATTAACATAATCGCAGGTCACAAGGCGTGTCGTAGAATGGCACAATGTTGTATTGATCTATCCAGTTATAGTCGTAGCCAGCCTCACTCATTTCTGCTCGCAATCGCCTCAGCCATGCCATTAGTGCCGGGGAACAAATCATCAATTACATCGCCATCTTGATAATTAAGTAAATCCAGTATCCAGTTATTAAACACTAAAGGTTTAGCCCCTACTAGACCCTTACGCATAGCTATTGAACTGCTCATCCAATCCCTAATCATAGGTTTACGTTTGTTATCTTTTCGGCCACCATAAAGCAATACGGCTTCCCAGGCATATTGAACAGTAGTAGGTCTAATTTGATGAAAGGTTTTAGCCCAAGCGCACACTCTAATCCCATCATGTTTAATCATCCATGGTAATTCAGCAGGATTACAACTTAAAGCCCATCCATCTGAATATTCAGTCATTAGGCGATCAATTAAATCCCAGTGTGCTTGCTTGCTATCCCATATTTCAGCCTCATCATGTAATTTTCCATAATGCTTCTTGCCTTGCTTAAAATATGGTGGATCAGCGTAGGCAAACTTCATGGCTTACCACCCCATCCACCACCTTTGAAGATCAACCCCGGTGCTGAGTAAATGCGAGACATCTGCAAATTACATTTAGGGCAATCCATACCGGTAATATCATCATCGTAAGATTTCTGCACTGAGCCATAAGTGCCACATTCATTACAGCTGTATTCATAGGTAGGCATTAACGCACTTTTCCTAAACCTGAATTTAATAATACTGAATTCGCATACTGACCTATTCCTACTAAAACTGTTGGCATAAATATGTCTGACCTTAAATCGTCAGGTTTATCAAATTTAAAATTGCTAGGAAGCAACACTAAAGACGAACTGCTTTGCCATATTCTAGTAAACCACTTCGCTTTAGAAGTAGGCAATAAACCTATGCCATGACCATGTTGAATAAACTTATCAACCCAGGGCTCAGCTTTCGAAAATGGTGGGTTCATCCATACAAAACCTTCCCATTCTTGAATTAATCCATTTTCTTTTATAGTAAATTTACGAAGAGCTGGCACGTGCGTTTGAGTTTCTAAGGGACTTGCCACATCTAAATCAAAGTTACATTTAAAGGCGTCAAATATAAATTTTGGCGTATAAAATTCATCATTCTTAGGATTTCCTTTTTTTTGCCTTGAACCTATCATTTTGCTCCAATCAACTGGCAAGTGTGGCAGTCCACGGCTTTAAACATCCATCCACCACACTTGTCGCATCTGCATATATCACTGTCGGGAATATGCAAAGCCTCGGCTATATTTTTTATACCCACGCATCCGCAGGACATGCACTGATAAGCCTTAAAGCCATCAGGCGTATCTAATTGCTCTAGCCATAAGAACTCGGTCTTAGACTTACAGCCATTACATTTGAATTGTGGGTACATTATGGTAATATCCTTATTGCCGACACTGGCACTGAGTACAAATTAAGTAATTACCACTATGTATTAACCTGTCGTCATTACAAGCTATACATAAGTCGTTTGAAGGTATGAACTTTACCTGGTCGTTCTCTATGCGCTCCAGGTAAGGTCCACCTCTTAATATCTCGATATATCCCATTATTCACCCCCTTTACCAGATTCGGAATCATCCGGCCAATACCATGTGCCAGCACTAGTGAGCTTTGCCCACTTAGCATCACATTGATCTGCTTTAGGCGCAGTGCATACATACCCAGCAAACGGGCGATTAGTAGATTTAGCTATGCCTTCTTTCTTTACCATATCACCATGCCGGCAAGTAAAACCAACGCTAACCACTTCACCAATTTCTGCAACGCTTTCGCCAATAGACCAAGCAACAGGAACAGGCTCGTTGCTATTATTTTTAGGTTGTGTGTCCACAATATGTAACGCCATTTCCATGGCAGCTGATTTAGATCCTGGTCTGCCATATTTAGGTTTGAACTGTTCAACTTTGCTCATTTCTTCTCTTGATGCACGTTTGCCCTTAGCTGCATAACCCGCGTTTGCAAGCGCTCTGCCGATCGCTGAAGTCTCGCAGTTTTCCAATGCAGACGTTGAATTAACACCGCGATCAGAAATGCTTTCACTAGCGAGGCCAGTCGAACATGGTTGCGCATCGGCTTCTGTCTTAAATAATTCAGCACTAACAATGTATCTAGTGTCTGTGGCCTGTTCAATCTTTGTTGCCAATCTTCCATCTGGATAATCCTTCCACCATTTTTCTAGTCGGCTCTCGACTGTTTCGTAATCTGCTAAATTAAACATTAATCATTTTCCTTCCAGTCAAATTCTCCGTCTTTTTCTGCATCGATACATAGTTTGTAGATCGCCACGTATGCACAGATGTCCACGATACTGTCGTGGTGTCCAGGAGACGAATTGAGACGGCTGATCTTCTGAATGATATTGAACATCGGTATGTCGTGAGGCATGAGCGGATAGTCCATGTATGCACTGAATCCTTTAGCGATGCGTTGCATATTGTAAATCGGGTGTCCGTAAACGACACCTCGTTCTTGGACAAGCTGGACAGCTTCATTAAACAGGTTCTCAGTTGTTGTTGGCATCAGTTTTATTATCAATCATTCTTCGGTGCATATCCCAGCCATCTTTGCGACCGCGCCAGTAATGTGTTTGCTTTGCATTTTCGTACATTCCATAAGCCCAGATAATTACAACCATACTGGCGACCCATAACAGGCCAGCTTCTTTTAGATCCATGTAGCCCTAACTATGCCTGCATACTTTGCGGCACAGCTGTAGTGTTGCACTTGTGTACGACTTTGTGGATTATTTAGGGCGTAGTTTGTATAACGATTAGGTAACGATGTTACCCGTAATACCGCCCTAGAGCTGTAAATGAGCCATCCTTATTAATTGGCACTAACGTGGGTGTTAGTGTCTTTCCTACGGCCTCTAGTATAGCAATACCCATCTGCCAATTAGCGCTTCCATAGCGTAAATAAGACGCTTTCTTTCTATCCATTAGATTACCTACCTCTACCCCATATAAGGCTCTGTAATGGCTTCCTACGCCCTCTGCATAGGCACTCATGCCTAGTCTATGGGTGTGGCCACACAATACCGATTTACCCCACTTTTTAGCCAGGTTAAGAGCGGTGATGCCAGCGTGCTGAGACATGTTGCCTTCATCGCCATGGGCTAACATCCAGCCCGGTTCAAACTCGTATGCTTCTTTGTGGTAGGTCATGCCCATCTCGGCAAAGCCCATAAACTTTGGGTACTGCAACTCTGGCAAGCTGATTAAGCCAGGTACTTTCAGTAAGGTGTTGTAAAGCCGATCAGTATGGTTGCTTCGGATAATGTGGCACTCTTTAGAATACTCACTCAGATTCCACAGTATCTCTTTAGTAATTTCACGATCCTGATGAATGGTCTGCTTATAAGCCATAGGTGTGTTTTCGGCCCACTTGCTAATTGTATTAAAATCAATTTCATCCCCGACCACCAGTACAGAATCAAACTTCTCCCTACGTGCTAACTTTATTACATTTTTTACAGCTGCCTCGTGATGGAAAGGAATCTGCAAATCTGATATTACAAGATACCTTTTCCCCTTAATCGTCATCTTCTTCTGGAGTAGGGATAGAAGGGATAATGCCATCTTTGCCTACTACCCAGTCCGGCATAGACCCTGGACTATCCATAAGAGCTAGGGCAATAGGCTCACTAAATCCAGCCTTACGTGCAGCCTTAAACATTTCATGCTTGGCAATATAAAACACTTCTAGCTTAGATAAAGGATCGGGTGATTTACGCACCACGCGCCTATTAATCTTTTTTCGCTTACGAGTGTT